TGCAGGATTATACAACTTAATGATGGAGGGGCAAAGAGATTCTTTAAAACCTGTAACAGAAAACAGAAGAGCAATCAATGACAGGGCCGAAGAACGCAGAAGGATTGAAGGACAGATTCAAAGGCTCATTGGCGACGTAAACAGAAGAAACCCTAGATCAGAAAAAGCTATAGAGCAGAGAAAAGAAATTGCTGCGTTAAGGGAACAATTAAAGTCTATTGTAAACCCCAACGCTCAAGAAATGGCTATGGGTGGTAAATTCAAGGTTCTTAAATCAGGTACTGGCGCAATTGGAGCTTTAGAAGGTTTGTTTAAAAGATGAAGATTTTAAAAAGATATGATGAAGGCGGTAAGTTCTCTCTAAAAGATCTTATAGCGGCTTACAAAGACACTAAACCTGAAAGAAGTAAAATATCATGGGAGCGTGATGAGCTTGGGCTTACTGAAGGTAATGCAGCAGGAGATTATGTAACAACATTTCTTAAAAATTTAACACCAGAAGAACAGGATAAATTGCTGAAAAGTGGAGATATAGATAAGGTTACAGAAAGACGAAATTTTATTACTGACAGCAAAAACTCTCGCGGCGCATCCCCTACTGGAGGCGGAGGTGTTACCATTCTAAAAGGAGAAGGTTTAAGGAGAAAATACAAGGGAACCGATGAGGGCGGTATAGAATTATCTACCAGAAAAGGTACAATAAATCCTTTTAAAAGGTTAAAGGATGCTCTTCAATCACTCAAACCGCAACCTAAAAAATACGCCAACCCTCGATTCCTGTAGGCCTATTCAAATTCCCAGCCTAGGTAGGGCTCGTCAGTCCAGCAGTTGTACATGTATGTGTCTTTTCCAGCTATGCTTACCCCGCAGTGCTTTTGACCAACCCCAAGCTTAATGTTTCTGTTTATACCTAGGCTTCTGCTGTTAGTCTGCTCGAAGCCATTATCAATATTAGCAGCTGTAGCGCCTAACAACTCGCCCGTTTCTTTATTGCGAGCATATACGTGGTATATACCAAAGCCATTTCCCTCAAACGTCATAATAATTTGACCGTCATGCTTAGCGGTTTGTGCTCTATTGCTTTTTATTGATTTAGCAATAAACTCATCGTCAATTACTGGATCGTATATAAATGAGTAGTGCACTCTTTCATCGTAAGGAGTTTTCCAGTAGTACGTCTGATCGCAATCTGTACAGTTAGGATCATGAGGCCCATCGTACATAGGATCTTTCCAAACTTCCCACATAATTAAAGACCTGTCAACTCCACCTTGATTGAAAGCACAGCTTATAACTACAGTTTTACCTCTTGTTGGTTCGTCTTGCGCATTTACTGTTATGGCTAGTAAAGCTGCGGCTGATAAAAATAAATTTCTCATAACATATTAAATTAAAGGTTAAAAAATCAAGTCGTATATTTGACTTACTGACTACAATAAAAAACAAATAATTGACAATTCCAAGTAAAAGTGTTAAAAAAATGTTAAAAACTTGAAAAAGTTTTATTTTAACCCAGTACGGAAAAGAAAAGATCACGTTCTAGAAGCTGAGAAAATCAGACTAAACAAACTCAAAAATGAAATTAGAAGTAATAAGGTTCAACAAAGGAGTGGACTCAACAAACGGAATACTATTTGATATAACAAATGAAAGAAAATTTTTATGCTATACTCTCGAAGATGAGAGCCGCACTGAAAAAGTGTGGGGAGAAACTTGTATACCTGAAGGAGAGTATTGTGTCGGTCTTAGGACAGTGGGCGGACACCATGCTAAGTACTCTAAAAGGTTTGCTGACATCCATACGGGGATGCTTCACGTACTTGATGTACCTAATTTTAAATACATTCTTATTCATTGCGGCAATACTGACGAAGATACTGCGGGATGTTTACTCTTGGGCGACTCGCAAGAAAACAACAACATTAAAGAAAACGGTTTCATCGGACGCTCCACACAAGCGTACTTCAGGGTCTACCCGCAAATCGCAAAAGCGCTCGAAGAAGGCGAAGAAGTAACAATTACTTACAGAGATTTTGCTGAGTGCTTGGTGTTAGACCCAAACTTTGTTTCTCTTGAAGGAGAGGCTTAAACACATTAATCTAACTCCCTATAAAAAGACTGAACTAAAAGCCTTGCTTTTTGTGTTAAGGCATACCTAACTCTATAGTTCATTTTTAACTCATCTCGAAACAAGTGGTCTTCATAATTTTGTGAAGGAGTTAGTTTGTCGAAGTGTTTATATATATACCCTTCTTTTACTAAAGGGTATATTACTCTTTCTGCTATATGTTTTCTAGAGTACTCATATTCTTTTGATGCATGGTCTATGGTCCAAAATTCTAAGTCATAAGCCCAAAGCATAAAAAACAATTCTTTCTCAAAAATATCATACCTTTTACAAAACCTTAAAAGTTTAGTTCTAAGATGTTTAAGGAAGTTTCTTTTTACGTACCTTTGATTTAGTCTAGAACTTTCCCTAAAAAGTTTTTTTTTAGCTACTTTGCTTTTTGGCATTTAAATGAGATTACTTCGTAAAGATATGGAAGAACAGGCATTTTTCTTAGAGATCCAAAGATTATCTATGGAATTAGATGCTATTGTTGATATGTACGGTATGCGAGATAGGGTTGCTTCTATTATGGTTACAGGCCTAATAGATGAAGACATAATGGGGAACTCTAGATTAAAAGCTATATATAGCTACAGTATTGACTCAAAAGAAGAATTAGATAGTATATTACAATTTATAAATAGCACTTGGTATGATCCAGATGAAGGCGGCTTAATAGAAGAAGATGGATATAAAGACATTGACGATCTGTTAGATGGCACTGGTGTTGAATTAGAAGATTAAAATGGAAGGACTTATTAGAAAAATTATAATCGGGGAAGACCCGAAAAACGCTATGGCTTACTACGTAGGTATGAGAGCTGGGCGAGGCGAGGTAAGCACCATTGTTCTTGATGACAGGCATCTTGTTAAGTACGGAAAACAAAGGTATTTAGTTTATATGCAAAGCGAAGACGATTCTCAAGTTCTTTGGAAATCTGTTGATTCTATGCCTTGTATAATTGAATACGACTGTAATTTTTAAAATGGTAAGAAAAGAGCTATATACATCAGGCGGAGAGCTTAATTTACCAGATGGTACAAATTATATTGGAGCGTATCATGTACATGTAAATCAAGGGGCTATGGTTGGAGGGTTTCACAAGACAGAAGCTCATGATCGTTTAACACCAGCTAATGCTGCTGCTATATTAAAAATAAGAGCAATACAACAAGAGCTTTCTAATGAAGCTGCAGAAAGAAAAAGAAGTTCCCGTAGACCAAGAATAACTACCTCTAGATCCTCAGGATCTTCTGGATCTTCTGGATATTAAATTAATTAAAATAAATGAAAACTTTAGATATTTTTGTTGTTGAACTTGAGAAACAGTTCAAGGACACAATGACAACAGACTCTGGTTTGGAGTTATATGTAGATAACAGGTTTAATGAGTTTGAGCACAGGACTACAGAAGGCCCAGTAATTTGCTCTCCTTTAAAGTACGACACAGGTGTAAAGAAAGGTGATACACTATACTTTCATCACTTGGTTGTAATTAATGAAGGTCAAGTATTAACGGGTAATAAAAACCATTATCTAGTTAGATATGATCCTAATCACACTATAAACAATCAAGCTATAGCTTTTAAAAGCAAAAAAACTGGTAAGGTTAAACCCCTAATGGGTTGGGCTCTTTTAGAGTTTACAGAGCAAGAAGAGTTAGATATTAAATCAGATTTGATAGAAGTCGTAGACTTATCAGAAAAATTACCCACTAAGGGGCGTGTTGCTTTTGATAGTCCTTGGTTGGAAGAGCTTGGCGTTAAAGCAGGCGATGTGGTAGGATTTAAACAAAATAGAGATTATCGAATCAAGATAGAGGGGAAGGAGTATTACAGAACCCGTGCAGAAGACCTCCTTTATGTCGAAGCTTAAATTTACTACAGCCTCAGCAGCTAAAAGATTAATGGCCAGCATGGAGGTGGCTATTGATAACATGATAGAAGAGATTAAAAAACCTGTAGATCCAGACATTAGCGGTAGCGCTAGAAAGGCTGAACTTCAGTCTATTAAGCAGACCGCAACTGATTGCAAGGAGTTAATTATAGAGAGACAAAGACTAGAGCAGATGCTAAAGGACTTAAAGTCTAACGGAGAAATAGGAGAGGTTAAAGATTATTCAGGAGGGTTTGCTGAAAGATTTTCTAAATAATGCCTTATAAAAATCCCGAAAAACAAGCTGCTGCTTCTAAAAGACATTACGAGGCTAACAAAGAAAAAGTAAAATTAAGGTCTAAAAAAAGAAATAGAAAACAATTAAGTATAAATAAAAAATATGTTGATAAAGTAAAAAGTGAGTCTGGGTGTGTAGATTGCGGTGAAACAAATCATATTGTTTTAGATTTTGATCATGTAAATGGCAATAAATATAAAAGCGTATCTGCTATGGTTCATGAGTATTATTCCGTAAATGCTATACAAAAAGAAATAGATAAATGCGAAGTTAGATGCGCTAATTGCCATAGACAAGTGACTCACGAAAGACGAAAAAAAAATAAAAGTTAAAAATGAAACAGTTTATATTTATATTAATAATGATTGCTAGTTTGCCAGTTTTAGGGCAATGTAATCAGCATGTTTTTAGTTCTGTTGGGGCTGAAAAATGGACTAACTTCCAATATCAAGACTGTGATGGTTTAAGCCACTATTTTGGGCTTCCTGCTGGAGGTTACACTATTATATATTGTGCTGAAATAACCACAGCTTTTGTTTTAAATGGAGATGGGTTTGTATACCCACTTCTTCAAGAGCACCCATCTTATGCTTCTTGTGTTCAATTAGTTTGCCAAGGTGATTTCGATGAAGATGGTATAGTAGGCGTTAATGATTTGCAAGTGTTTTTATTAAATTATGGATTATGCGAAAATTAATATATCTTTTGGCTTTGTGGGCCCCAATAACATCTGCTCAGTGTGATGTAGCTATAACCAGTTGGGATGCCGCTACTGGGGATATTGCTATTGAGGCTATAAATAGTGAAAACTGCGGGTGCAATGAATTTACGTCTGAAGGAAACACCTGCGAAACAAGCGCTAGCCCTCACGTAAACAATAACACAACAGTAAGCCATTTTGTGTTAGGACTTCATGTAGAAGGGTTAGATTACAACTGGCTAGACTGTCTCACTGGAGTTAATCATGAAGGATGGACGTTTAAAGTAGCTTCTCTTTTTGGAAATCAAGTTTTAGAAAGTGGCGACACGTGGGAGGCTAATATCTACGATTATAATGGATCCACAAACGATTGTTGGACAGAGATACTATCAAATGACACCCTATGTACTGAATTAGTCATATGGCAAATCAACTTGTCTCGAACAGCCTCAACAGAGCAAGGCGGATGGGCGCTAAATCAAGGGTTTAACCAAACGCAGAACTATCCTGACGTAGATCTTTCTAATAACACGGCTGTAAACTGTGCTTTACCTGCGTGTGACACCGTGTATGTAGAAACTATTGAATACATAGATGTCATTGAATACATAAGTGTTACTGAATACGTTACGGACACGTTATATATAGATGTTGAGTGGATAACAACTGACACGATATATATAACAGAGACTATTACTGAATACGACACTATTGTATTAACGGAAACTGAATATGTTGATGTTATAATAGATAATTATGTTTACGTTACAGACACCATAACAGAGTTCGTATCTATTACTACATACATTGATTGTGAAACTGGAGAGGAGTGTGGTGAACTTTCACCTTGTGATGAAACTTCTATATATGCGCCTAATGTTGTTACACCTAATGGAGACGGATGGAATGATACGTGGAAGGTAATTGCAGATGGATCCTGTTGGGACCAATGGGAGGTACGTGTGTACAACAGGTGGGGAGGTCTTGTTTGGATTAGCGCTTCTTCAATAGATGAGTGGGATGCTAATGTTGCAACAGGAACATATGTGTACACTATTGAGGCACATAGCTCTGTTAATGCTAATGTTTTTCAGTTTAACGGGACTGTTACCGTTGTCTATTAAAATGTTCTTATCTTAGCAGAACTATGCGGGTAAAAAAAAGAAATTACAAAAAAGAATACGATAAGTTCCAATCTTCAACAAAAGAAAAAAGAAATCGTGCTGCTCGAAACAAAAGAAGAAGAAAAGCAGAAAAAGGTGGTAGGGTAAAAAAAGGTGATGGAAAAGATCTTCATCATTTTACCGTTGGAGGAAAAGTCGTTACTGTTGTAGAGCCTAAAAGTAAAAATCGTGGTAGGTCTGAAAAATCTAGAGTAAAAGGTTACAAAGGATTAAAAGTAAAAAAATAAAATTAAATGAAATGGCAAAGTATAAATGCAGCTGCAACGATGATATTGTAGAAAAGTCTGGGGTAACAATAAGATTTATTGAAGGTAAGGGAGCTGTGCACGACATAAAGTGCAGTAAGTGTGACGAATACTTAGAGTTAGCTAACCCCAAGTCTGGGGCTCCCAGCTTTAGGGCAAACAGGTTTGGCCAAACATTTTGAGTTCTCTCTTACATGTTGAAGGGTATGAAGAGCCAGCTGTTAAGATTTGCCCCAATGGTACGGAAGGTGAAGTTATCGAAATCGGTGGGCTACTCATTTGTCTTCCCAAGAAGCCGCCGAAAAAACAAATTTCAGGATTTGACAATTCAAAGTCGTTGCAAGTGTGGGAAAGAACACATATGCCGAAGGAGCTGTCTCGTATTCGTTCTATGGATGAGTGGGCCGAGATGCCGAGAGAATTTAGAGAAAGGTTTCGTCCATATATCGAGGAAGAGTTTAGGCGTAGGCGTGAGGGTTTTTGGTTTTATAACAACAGCACAGCTACATATATTACGGGGAGGCACTACATGATGCTACAGTGGACCAAACTGGACATTGGTTACCCTTACTTTTTAAACTTTCAACGTGAGATATTTTTACACATGGCTGCTTGCGAGACTGATTCTCGTTGTATTGGTCAGCTTTATACTAAGTGCCGTCGTTCTGGGTACACCAATATTTGTTCTGCTGTACTTGTCGATGAAGCTACACAGGTTAAAGATAAACTTATGGGGATACAGTCGAAGACGGGAAAGGACGCACAAGAAAACATCTTCATGAAGAAGGTGGTTTATATGTTCAGAAACTACCCATTCTTTTTTAAACCTATACAAGACGGTACTACTAATCCACGTATGGAGCTAGCTTTTAGAGAGCCGTCAAAACGAATAACTAAAAACAATAAAACTTCCCAAACTGGGGAAGCTCTTAATACGGTTATAAATTGGAAAAACACAACTAATAATGCATATGACGGTGAGAAGCTACACTTGTTATATTTAGACGAAGCAGGAAAATGGGAAAGACCTACAGACATAAGAGACGCATGGAGGATTCAGAGGACGTGTTTGATCGTCGGAAGAAAAATCGTGGGGAAAGCTCTGGTCGGAAGCACGGTAAATCCGATGGACAAAGGTGGAAGTCAGTACAAGGATCTATGGAAGGACTCGAACCCTTTAGAAAGAAACGCCAACGGTAGGACAAGAACAGGGCTATACAGGTTATTTATACCCGCTTATGAATCTTTAGAAGGGTTTTTTGACGAGTATGGTATGCCCGTAGTAGAAGACCCATCAAGTGTTATAAAAGGTTTGGATGGGGAAGACATAATTTTTGGTGCAAAAACATATCTTAAAAACGAAAGACAGTCATTAAAAGATGACCCATCAGAATTAAACGAGGTAACTAGGCAGTTTCCTTTTACCACTGATGAGGCTTTTAGGGATAGTATAGATGGGAGTTTATTTAATATTGGTAGAATATATGAACAGATTCATTATAACGATGAGCTATTCCCAAACCCTGTAGTTGTAGGTAATTTTGTCTGGAAGGATGGTCAGAAAGACACAGAAGTGGTTTTTAAACCAGATCCAAAAGGAAGGTTTAAGGTGTCTTGGATGCCTCCACCAGAATTAAGGAATAAAAAAATCCACGAGAAGGGTAAGGTTATGCCAGCAAATATAGCCCTAGGTGTTGGAGGTGTTGACTCATACGATCTTGACGCTACGGTTGATGGACGAGGCTCAAAAGGAGCACTACACTTATATAATAAATTCCATATGGAGTACCCTTCTAATATGTTTGTTTTAGAGTACGCTTCAAGACCGCCGTTAGCTAAAATATTTTACGAAGATGTTTTAATGGCTGCGGTTTTTTACGGTTACCCTATATTAATTGAGAACAATAAGTACGGTATTGCAAGGTACTTTGAAACAAGGCGTTACGACGGATATTTAATGAATA